GGCTGCATTCAACAGCGCCCCGAGTCGCTTCGCGATCGTCGTTGGCTCGCTTGTTGAACCTGTACAGCGTGGTATGATGTTCATGCTCTCGCCTTCGTTACCTGATTTCGTGTCGTATTTGCCGAGAATCCACCCGGATAATCCACTTTCGAACGTCGTAACTCCTTACTACTACGGCAGTTATGACGTTTTTCTTCAGAACACGTAAAAACAATCGTGTAAAGTACCATAAATCACCATATCCGACACGCTAACGTGTGGCACAGTTGCACAATTACCCACTAACGTGTCGGATAGCACTCTAAACACCCTGTGTAGAGAAAACTTCTGGCCAAGACTACGCATTTTCCCTAACTCCTGATTCCGTCAAGGGTTACGTCAATTAGCTTTCGATTGACCCTTGTGCACGTGGCAAAAACGGGCTTTTGGTGTGCCACTTGCATCTGTCGGCACGTTGTTACGACAACGGTTGCCGGTCGACGTCGCTATGGCGTTGCACTGGGTATCACTCGGATCAAGAGCCGGAACAAGCTGTACCCGGGGCTGCTGTTGCTGAAGCTGAGCCCGTCGACGTTCTCGTTGGATCATCCGTCGTTCGTCCTCGATGTCTCCAAGCCTGACGGAGAGCCGTCGAGCTGATGACGCTGTCATCTCCATCGGTACACCGACATCAATGGTCCCGTCGCTCCATGCTGTTATCGACCAGTGCAGGTGCGTGACGCTGACTATGTGTGGTGGTATGACCTGCTGCGGTTGCTGACCTGTCGCTTCGATAACTAGACCGGTTAGTACGATGGTGATGATGGTGGCTACGATCGTGAGATTGCGCATGTTTTGGGTCCCTTCGGTGGTAGATGGTTTATGATTCTAATCCAACAACTGATACAGTAACCAAACGGTTTTGGTCCTGTCTTAACTGGATAGTGCCATAGGTTGACATTGACTGAATGACAGTGGTCGCATCGTCCTTTGACTGTGGACTTCTGACTGATCAGGTTATAGTAGTCCGTCAGTGTCGCCATTGTGTTACCTCTGTGTCGTAATCTGGAATCCGTTCGGGTAACCTATGTAGTCCTCATGATCTTGACGTGCTACGTGCAGTGTCAGTCGATCACCGTCAGCGTGACCCGTTATCTTTAACGCGGTCGTTATTCCTTTCTCGTGTCGTTGCTTAATCACGAGATCGAAACCACCACCCTTGTCGCGTGGACCCGCTGCGATCTTCTCATGTCTTCCATCTACCGTTCTTCGATCCAGAAATTGCGTACGAAACGTGCCATCGTTCAATCTCTCCAATCAATAGGAACACTGTACTTGCCATTCTGCCACCAGTCTCGATGGTCTCTCCAGGATGACACGTAGTAGGGACGGTCGTTCGGATCGTCGTGTAGATAGTGGTGATGGTATAGGTATGAGAACGTGCAACCGCTGATGTCTGCTGTGCATGATACAAAGAGGGTGCAGACGGGGACGCCGACCGAGATCAACATCGCAATCTGAAAGATACGATGGAGCTTCGCAATCCGTAGATGAATCCACCGAATCTTATTACGATACGTCCGTACGAATACTCCGAATCCTGTTGTTAACCAGAAGAGATTTGCGCAGAAGAGAAGGACTTCGTTGAACCACGTCTCGGAGATCACAGCGTCACTCCGCATAAGGAAACTAGATCAGACTCCTTACTGAATAAGTCGCGATCCTGGAACGTCTGGTCTACCTCACCACCAGGACCAACGACTAACACGCTAAGACCCTTGTCACGCGCAAGAGACACCGTAAAGAGAGAACCAGGACAAGAACTAAGACACTTGTCAACGAAACACACGACCAACGCCTCGGAACTACACGCCCCGATCATCTCAGCCGAACGGCGAAACCCCGCAGACTTACGAAACCGACCCCAATCCGCAGGAAACAATCGGAACTTCTTGCTACGACTACGAGCCCACGACTCACCCAACCGATCCGCACCACGCGCACCACCCGACCAGACCTTAGAGAACGAACTACCGACCTTGTCACAATACGCGAACAACGATCGACTATCCGTAAACGACCTGGACCCGATCACGACCAACTCACCAACACGCATTACACACCACCTTTCACTACCTACAATATACACGATAACGCGTACAAGGTCAAGAGAAAAATAAAGTTTATTCTCTTTATTTTTCTCCTCTTTTTTCTGCTTTTTCCTCGTGCGCACGCACGGGGGAACCGATGGTCGGGGAGTGGGGAAGGAGGTCTGGAACCTGGGGGCTCTGGTTCCAGTAAGGAACGTAGTTCCGCTAAAGTGAGTCCGTTCCGGACGATTAAGGAAGAAACTCACCGACCATGGTCGGTGTCCTTCAATGATCGTCAGTTGATAGGAAATCTGTGTGAATGGAGTGGTACGTCCGACCACGGGAAGATGTCGTAGATGTGTTGGTGAAATGGTTAAAGAATCAGAAGGTGAAACGTGAGCCGTGCTGTTTGCTGTTACGAGTCTCTCCAGAGACGAGTAGAGACGAGTTTCGTTTTAGGTAACCTTCAGGGGGAAAACCTACGAAACGAGGACGGCGGAGCGAAGCAACGCCGAATTTGCTCAACAAGTCTCAGAAGACGTACGAACGTACGTGAACTGGGTGGGTGGGTGCTCGGATACGCTTGCGATTATGGACTACCGTGACGTGGTTGTTGTTGTTGCTGTTCAGTCAACCGTTTGAACAACGCAACGGCGAGACACACAAGAGGAGAGATGTTAGTTTGAATACGAAGGGGACATTGGAATGCAGCTGACGAAGTCAATCGTGTGAATAACTCAACGGATTAGGTGATCGAGTGGCGAGCTGTTAGTCTGGATGCCGAGAGGACGTTCCAACCCGACCGGTTGCATGCACCAACGGTTCAACAAATGAAGTGGATAGATGTTGGACGATTGGAATTGTCATTAGATGATCGAATGAAGTGGACGAATCTAACCTTGTGAACAACGCAGACGCTTGGACTACGAAGTGGTTGGATGTTGGACGCTTGGACATGATTGCAATTGTGGACTGACGCGACGTGGATGTTGTTGTTGAGTCAACCGTTTGAAGTGCGCAACGGTGAGACATGCAAGAGGAGAGATGTTGGACGCTTGGACTTCAAGAGGACGTCGGATGTGTTGCTGTTTGCTGTTCTTCCACGATGCCGCTCCAGCGGCGAGTACAGACGAGTTTCGCCTCCTTGTACCGCTCAAGGGGACAACCCACGAAACGAGGACGCGGGAGCGAAGCGACCGCAACTTGCTCAACAAGTCTCATAAGACGTTCGAAGGTCAGAAAACTGGGTGGGTGGGTGCTCGGATACGCTTGCGATTATGGACTACCGTGACATGGTTGTTGTTGTTGCTGTTCAGTCAACCGTTTGAACAACGCAACGGCGAGACACACGGGTGATTGGATGTTGTACGCTTGGACTTCAAGAGGACGTTCGAATGAAGTGGACAAGTCAACGCTTCGAATACCTCAACGGATTGGGTGATCGAGCGGCGAGATGTTAGCTTGACTGCGAAGGGGGCGTGATAAGCTGACCGATTGAATGTCTCAACGGCTGAACACACGAGGAGGAGAGATGTTGGACGCTTGGACTGCGAAGAGATGAGATGTTGGATGCTTGAGTACGCTTGCGACTGTGGACTGCCGTGACATGGATGTTCTTAGGGGTGGGTGGGTGGGATACTGGAGATCAATCGTTTGACGGCGGAAGCTATCGCTATCTCGTTGGGATGCTGTCCGTCTGTACTGATGAAGGACGATAGTCTTGTTGCCCAACTGCGTGCAGTGTATCCTGTCGGGACACGCATGAGTGAATCTTCGTAGGATTCGTCGTTCGGCGGGATGTATCCTTGCTTTGTCACGTGTTGGATGATAACAATAAGTGATGCACGATTGCAAGTCTCAACCTGATGATGCTACCCTCACCGCCTTGAACAGTGAAGGCGATGATGAGCTTCACGCGTTCGAGACGCTCGACGCACAGACGAGAGACCTGATTGATCGCTCGCTTCAGTTGCTTGTGCCTGTTGAACCACAACCTCACGCATCCGGACCTGTGTTGTCCGGTTACGATGCGTTCATTCACGCCGATCTCTGTCGTATGGTGCTGCTCGGATTGTCCCGCTCCTCTGCTGCACGTGCGTGTGGTATCTCACCTTCAACGCTTTCGATCTGGTTGAAGCGTACTCCAAAGCTTGCGTTGGACATGGACTCTGCTGCTGGACTGTCGACAGCACACGTCGCACTCTTGCTTCGCAACATGATGACGGGGAGGGACACCGTTGCGTTCAACGCCGTCAAGTTCTACCTGTCTACTCATGCACCCGAGTTCAAGGAGCGCACGGTGGTTGAGGTTGACAACACTGATCCCACCGACGTGATGAGACAGATTCGTCAAAGGATGTATGGATTGAACGGTGATCTTCCGATGGTAGACGTCGAGCCTCCACCCTCGGACGTCGTGCCCACCGCCCCTTCGGTGTCGATAGAAGACACGCGCTCGGATGTCGCGGTCACTGACGATCCCCTTGATTTCGACCTGTAATCTACCGTTCCTCCCTGTTTCGTTCTGTTCTTCCCTGTTATCGCCCATTCCTGCCCGATACGCACTGTTTCACGTGAAACCGTGCCGATCCTGCACGTTTTCGTTTGCATCTCCACGATGGTGGGGATATGCTCCTTCACCATGGTGTGCAACGTTGGCAATCCCATTGTCCCCGCGTACCTGTACCAACGGCGAGTACTTGAGGATCAGTCTCGCCTGATTGGTTGGGTTAAGTCACGTCAGATAGGTGGGTCGTGGACTGCCACCCTGAAGACGGTGCTTCACGCACTGGAGACTGGACAAGACTGGAACACCATGTCTCGCACGCAACGACAAGCTGCCAAGTTGTTGCGTAAGGCAGCCGACCACGTGCGTGCGATAGATCGATACGTGACTGGTGTGCTCGGTCTCCCTTCCATTGTCAAGGACATTGGTACGCTGAAGATTGTTCTCGCTAACAATGCTGAGCTGGAAGCGCTGCCGTGTGACCCCGACACCACGACTGGTGACACGTGCAACTGGTTGATCGACGAGTTCGATCTCTTCCCGTCATCGCACGTTGTGTTCGCGATGATCAAGCCCTCGATCATGCACGGGAAGAGGATGGTTGTCATCTCTTCACCTCGCTCTCGGTCCGGGAAGTTCTTCGATCTCTACGACAAGTACAAGCGCGGTGGTTCTGGATGGTCCTTCCATCGTACGACGATCGAGGATGCGATCGCCGATGGCTTCCATCCTACTGATGAGCACGGGAATAAGATATCGTTCAAGGAGTTCAAGCACCAAGAGGTTCACGACATGGGTCTGGACATGTTCTTGCAAGAGTACATGTGCCTGTTCTCTGACAAGCTGACGGCGTTCATCCCGCACGCGTTGGTGCTCGACTGTGTCTCTGCCAAGCTTCGGTTGTCCAACACACCAGAGCTGCTCGCTGCTCTCGGCCGCAAGGTGTACGTTGGTATGGACATCGGTCGCGTTCGCGATCTGTCTGTCATCTGGATAGTGTCGAAGACCGGTGATGTGTACACGACCGAAGCGATACACGTTATGGACGGCGCTCCGTTCCGCTTCCAGATGCAAGCGATGAAGGCGATCCTCGATACCGGATGCGTTGCCGGTGCGATGATCGACCAGAATGGTATCGGTATGCAGATGGCTGAGGACTTGGCTGCTGACTATCCTTCTGTTGTCGTACCGTTCGTCATTACGAACGCGAGCAAGAACGAAGTTGCTACGCGCATCAAGAACGCGATGCAGAGTCAAGCGTTCTGGATGCCAGATGACGAGGACTGTGTCGATGACTTCGCTTCTATCCAGAAGAACGTGACGGTCGCGGGGAATGTGCAGATTGCAGCGCCGAGGACTCACGGTGCTGGTGGACATGGTGATAGGTTTTGGGCTGCGGCGTTGGCAGTTCATGCTGCTGCTACGATCGAGCCGTTCGAATTGACGATGGCCTGTTAGGAGACTGAATCATGGGCGGTGGTGGTGGTGGTTTCGGTGGGTTTGTTGAGTACACGACAGAAGACTCTGCGCTGTTCGACTTGGAGCGGTTGCTTAGATATATCGGATACCTTGACTCTTCCTTGGAGATGGAGATTACGGAAGACATTCAAGGCGACTACGATCAGGTTGTTCATTCGTTAAAGTGCTTTGGCCTGAAGGTTCTAAAGATCGGGAAGAATGAGACTCAGGGCCGAGTGCGTGCAACTAGCTTGCGTTGGTAATGGAGACTGAATCATGGAAGCGCTTTTGATCGTGCTGCTTGCTGCTGCTTTGATCGTGCTGCTTGCTGCTGCTGCGTGGATCATATTGGGAGACTAGATCATGGACCCACTTGGTATTACGTTAATTCTGGTTGGTATTGCCGGGTTGATCTACGTGACGAGGAACGTGTGATGAGTAACGATCTGATGGTGAAGACGTTGGTCTGGATCATTTGCGCGGGGTTCTTTGCGATCATTGTGCTATCGGTGACGAATGGAACTAACTGAGCGCACGATTCAGAACGCCATATACAGTTCCCAGCTGTCCGGGATGAAGATCATGGTTCCGAACTACACTCCGGAGCGATGGTTTGAATGCGGCGTCTTTGGTGTGACGAACGCCGGTTACTTCATGGAGTTCGAGATCAAGCTGACGCGATCGGACTTTGCGAAGGATCGCTACAAGAGAGCTAGCGGTCCCGTTCGTTCTCGCGAAGATCGACACTTTTGGGAGCCGTGTGACGGTCGAACGAAACATTGCCGTATCGAAGCTGGTGATATAGATGGCCCGGCGCGTTTTTACTATGTGTATCCGTTCGACATGTTTGCGGACGATGGCGCCGTTCCACCGTGGGCCGGGATCATTCATGTGCACGATGCCAGCAATTATCTGGAGCTGAAGATCAAGAGGTCGGCGCCGAAGATTCACGGAGAGAAGGTTCTCGGTGGGATCATCTATCATGCACGCAGTGTGTGTTACTACCGATACTGGAATGAGAGGAGTAGGCCGAAGTGAGCCTGCCTGACGAGTGTCACCTGTGTTGCGCCGAGAAGCCTGCTGATTCAGGTGATGAGCTGTGTACAGAGTGCCGCGAGATGATCGATCGGTGCGCGGACCTTGCGATTCAGGCGATGGAAGAAATGGAGGATGCAGATGTGGTGGTGGACTAAAACACTCTGGTGTCGGTTGTTTCACGTCGGTTCTCACTGGCATCGGCAAACTCGTCGAACGGTTGTCTGTAGGCGGTGCTTGCAGACTTACGATTTCGGAATCTAGGAACGAACAAATTTCGATAGTGGAGGCAGCGGCGGATGAGCAAGGCGTCCTGGTGGGAAGTGCGATGCGGAGACTGCATTGAACAGATGCGGGAGCTTGTTGGTTACGAGACGAGATACCGAGTGTTCTTCGCCGATCCCCCGTACAACCAGAAAGTTAATTACGGCCGTGGTCGCGCGGTCGACAATCTTCCTCGCGATGAGTTCGAGAGCTGGTGTCGTACTTGGATTTCATTGGGATCGGAGCTGCTTACTGAAGACGGCAGCATGTGGGTGCTTGTTCCTGATCAGTGGATTGGCTTGGTGCAGGGCGCCATGGAAGCGGCCGGGTTACATCATCGGTGCATTGTTGTTTGGCATGAGACCTTCGGTGTCTATCGGACGAACAACTTTGGAAAGTGTTCGCGGTTCCTTTGTTACATGATTAAGAGCAAGAAGGATTACGTGTTTAATCGCCAAGCCGTAACCGTGCCGTCCGCGCGCCAGACCGTCTACAACGATAAGCGCGCACAGCGCGGAGGGAAAATACGCGGTAGTGTTTGGACGATTCCGAGAGTTTGCGGAACATACGGTGAGAGGATGAAGGATTTTCCTACTCAGCTTCCGTTGGAGCTGTTGCGATTGATTGTTGGGTGTGCTTCCGACGTCGGTGATTGGATCATCGATCCGTTTTCTGGAAGTGGGACGACTGGTGTTGCGTGCCTCGAACAGAAGAGAAACTATGTTGGCATTGAACAAGAGTCCAAGTTTTGTAGATTGTCAAGGAAGCGACTCGATGCCGTCTGAATCCAGCGCCATCCACATTCCTCGGCCGGGCGACCTGAAGTATGTCATCAAACTTCACGATGACAACTGGGATTCACTCGGGTTTCTTCCTCGGCAGGCGTTTGAAGAGTACCAACAGCGCGGCCAGATTTGGGTAACGCGCGAGAATGATGAGCCGTGTGGATATATGCTGTTCGGTGGTAATCGACGAGATGTGCCATGTGGTAGAAGGACTGACGCCGGCACGATGAAGATCGTTCATGCGTGCATTCAGTATGATGCTAGACGGATAGATCATGCGACACAGTTGGTGACGATGTTGGAGGTCCGGGCCGTTGTCCAGGGGTTCGATCGGATAGCGCTGTGGTGCGCGCAGGGCTTGGAAGCGAATAAGTTTTGGGCCGCGATGGGGTATACCAACATAGGCACACGAACTAAGAAAAGAGTGCATAATCGCTGGTTCAAAGCCTTGGAGGGCTCCAGGCAGAGGCAGCTGTTTGCCATGTAGAGCTTGACTTTGATTCGCTGTCCGGCATGATTGAACGGTGTGATCCTGCTGGAAGGTGAGGCGCCTTGGCAACATTCAGAGATTTCATTCCGCCGATTCTGATTCGTGCGGCCTACAAAGCCTGCGTGTCGATTGCCGAATTCCCCGCTTATTTTGCTTCTGCCGGTGACGAAATTGATTGCGATTCCAGGTCCGGGGTCAAGACTGACAAGCCTTATGCTCAGTCGGGATGGGTGTACTCTGCGGTCACGCTAATTGCGCGGAATGTTGCACGCACTCCGTTCAGGCACCGGACGTTGGACGGGAAGGAAATCAAGAGTGGGACCGAAGTTCGTTTGGCCCGCCGCCCAAACATGAAGCAATCCGGCAAGCAGTTCATGTTTGCCGTTATGAATCGAATCCTGACTGATGGACATGTGTTTATCGAGCGCGTTGATCAGCAGGGCATGAAGCCAAAATCGTTGCGCGTTTGGGGCCTCCGCGATCTGAAGCCGGATATTCAACGAGATCCGAAGACTGGCGAGGATTTTGCTTGGCGATGGCTCCGTCGTACTAACGATGAACCGTTGATTCCTGGTGATGAGATCGTCGAATGGAAGTTGGACAATCCGTTTGGTAATGTCTACGGTTTGTCACCTTTGTCGCCCGGCTGGCTTGCCGTGTATTCGGACATTGCCACCGGCGTGTACAACCGATCGTTTTTCGAGAACGGGGCGAATCCGGGGATTGTGTTTTCTACCGACGACGATCGGTTTACACAGGATCAGGCCGAAGAAGCGCAAAGACGTTGGTCGTTAAAACGGGGAGGTGCTAAGCGCGCACATCAACCGGCGTTCATGGGCAATGGGTTGAGACCGTTCCCCGTGTCATCCACTCACAAGGATATGGAGTTTCCGACGCTTAAGAATCTTAGCCGGGCAGAAATTCTGGCGATCTACAACGTGCCCGAATCGCTTCTCGGGGCGCAAGCGCCGTCGTCCGGAGTTTCAATCGGAGGTGGCAGTCGCGACAAGGATACTGAGAACTTCTGGTTGAACACTGTTATGCCGTGGGCTGAGATGGCTGCGGAATTCTGGAACATTGCGGTTGACGAACGCTTTGGAGTATTTCGAGCCAAGTTCGATTTTTCCAATGTTCCCATTCTGCAAGATCGTCAACTAGATCGCGCGAAGGAGGCTAGGGAGTGGGTTAATACTGGCGTTCCGGTCAACGAAGTGAATAGAGTATTTGATCTTGGATTTGACGAACAGATTCATGGTGACGAGTATTGGGTGAGTGATAACATGGTTCCTGCTCGATTGCTGCTGGACGGACCGTTGGATGACGCCGAGGCGGCTAAGCGCGGTGTCGAGATGCGCAGGAAACAGGATGCTGAGATAGAAGCCGAATTGAGAGTGGCGTAACTATGGACGAATTTGAAGTTATTGACACGATTGATTGTGACGACGGTCGCATCCATTACCATCCAAGGCTATCCATCAAGTCGATTAATTCACCCGATGATCCTGGCCGGTTTTTTAGGGGGATACTGAACGCCAATACCGTTGATCGGGATGGCGAACGATTCGAGCCGATGGGTGTTGACCTCAAGGCGTTCAAGGCCGCTGGTGGTCCTGTTGTGAATCAACATTTCGATCCCGTTACCTCCAGCGGGCTTTCTAATGTTGTTGGTCGTGCTGATGTGGTCAGGGCCAAAGAGGGGCTTATTCTCAAGAAGGGTGAGTTCGACACCGATGAGGTTTCTGAGCATTGGAAGGGCAAGGTTCACAGGAAGTTCATAAAGGCGCTTTCCGCTGGTTTCCTTCGTAGAAAAGCAGAATTGCGCCAATCGAAGCGCGGTGGCGAGCAGCACGTCGTCGTTACTGAGTCCGAGTTGATACATGTTGCGTTGACAAGCCAGCCGGTCAACCGTGAATCACTCATTGCTGCAAAATCTATTGATCGGATTGCGGTGTTAGAGTCGAGGTTGAAAGACGTTGGTTCTGATGATTTCTTGGAAGAGGTGTCCAAGAGAATTGCTGACGGATTCATGGGGAAACTGTCGCAGGAGATTGCCGAACTGTCCGATCAAGTAGCCAACCTCTCTGTTGGTAGGCAGAGAGATGGTCGAGACTGCACGACGGCATCGGGATTGAATGAGATTGCCCAGTCGCTAGCTACGCTCTGTGTCGATGCGACAAATCCCTCTCATGACACCCTTCCCGATTCGGCGTTCATCATCGAGAAGGGTGCTGAGTACAATCCGGATGGGACGGTTGTCTGTAAGTACCGCCATCTGCCCCATCACACGGGAGAAGTTGAGAACTCCGTGTCCAACTCGGCCATAAACAAGGCGTTGCTGCGCAATGCTCTTGCAAGCGTTAAGGACGTCAAGCCTGTTAAAGAGTCGGCTGAATCCTTTCGGGCTAAGGCACAAATACATCTAATCCGACATGCTGATGCCGTGGGCATTCATGTCGGTAATTAGGAAGGATACTTTCTATGTCAAGCAAGAGGCCGTGGAGCCATTTGCATCGTTGTCGGGTGGGGTTCCTGAACAGCATTCACTATGAAGTGGATCCTGAAGCGAACGCTGCAACGCTGGATGAAATTCAAGAGTCGATTGGCCAAACAGGAACCGCGATTAAGGCTGTCGGTGATAGGGTAAAGTCCATCACCGGTGATGTTGAAAAGCAGGATGCTCGCATCGTTGTGGTTGCCGATTCTGTTGAGAAGATCGTGCTGCAGCTGGAAAACCAGAACAAGTCTCTGGAGACCCACATCAACGCAACTCGCGCTGCGCTCAAGCAATTGCCCGCGGGCAAAAGCAGTGGGTTCATTGGTAACAGTCCGTGGAAAACATCAGCCAACAGCAAGTATGCCGTGAACTTTGCATCTGAGCAGGCGTGCAAGGCATTTGGTTTGTTGGTCATGGGGCACTGTGCTCACGATCTTGTCGTTCGTGAGCGCATGAAGTCGTTCGTCGAGAAAGCCAAGGACGAACCATTTTTCGGCGCGGTATTCAAGGCCTTGGAGGCTGGAGATCATGCGCGTGCCGGTGCGACCGTGCCCGACGAGATGCTTAGTGAGCTGATCAGGAACATCGAAGAGCACGGGGAGTTTCAACAGAATGCGCGTCGCATGCCGATGGGTGCCGGTATTCTCATCATTCCGCGACGGACTTCTGGCCTGACGATCTTCTATCCTGACGAGAACGTTGACATCACAGATAGCGATCCGAATACGGACGACGTGATGTTGACCGCTCGGCTGTATGCTACGCTGACCAAGTGGTCGAATGAGCTGCTGGAAGATACGGCGATCGACTTCGGCGTTTGGATGGGTGAAGAGATTGTGGATGCCCATGCGCTGGCACGCGATACCAACGGGTTTACAGGGACTGGTCAGTCTACTCAGGCTCGTGTTACCGGTGTGTTGGCCCAATCTGACGTCGTTACTCACATTTTGGGTAATGCCATTGGTGGGGCGCTGACAAATACTACGTCAACGTCTTTCAGCGATATTACTTTCACTGATCTGGCGTTAATGCAGGGGTTGGTGCCGACAAAGTCGCAACGAAACGCCAAGTGGTACATGCATCGCCACATTCTTGCGATTATCAAGAGCATTGTGACATCGGCCGGAGACCCGGTTGTTGTGGATAGAGACACAGCCCTTGGCGGAATAACGTCACTGCTTGGTGATCCCGTTGTTCCGGTCGACGTACTACCCAATGCGGCTGATGATGCGGTGACGACCGATTTCTTCGCCTATGGTGACCTGCGACTGGCGTATGGATTTGGTGAGCGTCGAGCCCTGCGGATTCTGAATTCGGCAGAAGCCGGGTTTAGCGCCGATCAAACGTGGATTCGTTCCACCGCGCGTGTGGCGATTTCGGCGATGGACGGGACTCAACTGGTGAAGGGAAGAACGTCTACGACGTAACGCGCTTAGCTTGCTGAGTTATTAACGTTGTTGGCAACTGGAAACCAGTTTTATTCAAAAGGAGAAAATGATGGGACGACTCATCAATCGACGCATTAGCGTTCAGCAGATAATTCCGCCCACGGATTTTCTGACTTCGACAGATGGGAACAACACTGCGATCGACACGCGAGGATGGAACGAGGCCATTCTTGTGATTAGTAAGGGTATTGTCGATGACGTCACTCTGAATTTCGATATTCAGCAATCGGATGAGGCCGCTGCCAATTTCGCAACGGTTCCTGCCCCTGTGGTGACTGACATCAATCCTCGGCTACTGACGTTCGTGAATGCCGACGACAACACTTCGTCGTTTGCTTACTTCGACCTGACTGCGCTGAAACGGTATTTCAAGCCGATTGACAACTTGAATGCCAACTCGGCGCTCTACGGTGCAACGCTTATCATGTTTGGCCCCGAAGACTCGTCTGACGCGAGCACGGCGGAGGTCGACGCAACTTAGTGGTGGTGGTTTGTGTTCGGGGTGGGTGGTGGTTGGGGAACGCCACCATCCACCTTTTTTCTTCGTTCCCATTAAGAAGGTTCCCATGATCGATCTTAGAGGTTGGTTCAATTTTCGGCCTGTTTATGATTGGGTTGCCGATCACTTTTCGGAGGCCGAAAAGAAATGCGACGTTGGCACTGGAAGCACTTCTGTTGTCACCGCTCCTGTACTCGTAGAAGTTGGTGTCTGGAAGGGCACAAGCATCATCCATCTTTGTAAGCAACTCCTGGATCGTATGGGCTGCAACTTCGAGCTTTACGCCGTTGACACGTTTGAGATAAGCTTCGCGGATGGCACCAACGGTGGAGATGAATACAACTTACAGATCAAGGAGATGCTGGCGGCCAATCGCACGCTGCTGGATGTGTTTGGGGAGAATATCAAGGCTTTCGACTTGGAAGATCACATTGAAATCCTGTGTATGGACAGCGTTCGTGCGGTGCCGGTTATTCGTGGTGCTGACTTTGTTTTTATCGACGGAGACCATACGACCGAAGCCGTCATAAGCGACATCAACGCGTGGAAGGGCCGAACCGGGATCCTCGCTGGCCACGATGCGTATCAGGATAGTGTTAGAGATGCTCTTGTTGCGTGCTTTGGAGAAAATGGTTATTGGGCGTCTATCAATTCTGGTGGATGCTGGACAACCCACCCCCTTTTAGGTGAGCATATAGTTGGGTTGTCCGAAGGAACTGATTGCGAAGAGGCTATTGTTAGAAAGGAAGATTGCTATGGGAATAGCGGGCGGAAATTTCAAGAAGTTGCCTAACGGTTGCATTGTTGTACCTATGCCGAAAAATCCGGCAAGGTTCTGCGTGTGGGATCCGAAGGCCGACTGTTACGTTGCCGGGTTGATTAATACAACTCGGCAAAAGGCGGAATTAGCGGGCGCTAAAGTTCACCCTGCCAATTGGGAAGAGGTTGCGAAAGCGAATGGTTGGGGTCCGCTTCCCGCGGCAATTGAGGACGACGGCCAAGAGCCTCCGCAGGACGACGGCCAAGAGCCTGAACCGGCAGTTGAAGAGACGGACAGCAAGCCCAAGAATAAAAAGAAGAAAGGAATCTAGTTCCCATGGCATCGAACACAAACAAATCCTTCACGTTCATCGGAGTTCCTACGCATAGTGGGCAGATCGGCATTGGTACGGTGCAGGCGATCTTGAAGGCGCCCAAGCTGTCTGACTGCGTGGTCCACATGAATTGCTGTTCACTGTTGGCTCACAACTTCAACTCCATCTTCTGCACGGCGCTCAATTTGAAAGAGAGCGGTGCGGTGCCACTTACTCACTTCTGCCTGTTGCACGCCGACATCGTTCCGGTTCAACCCAATTGGTTGAATATTATGATTGCGGAGATGGAGAAACACGATCTCGATGTGCTCTCTGCCGTTGTACCGATCAAGGATGGTCGCGGGCTGACCAGCACGGGTGTTTGCATGTCTGATCCCAATGCTGCGATCAAGGGTGATGTGCGGAGACTTACGCTGCAAGAAACCATGAAGTTGCCGACGACGTTTACCGGTCCCGATCTCATTGGGCGATTGGAAGGATGGGAAGGTGATTGTGCGACACTTCTAGTTAACAGTGGGCTTCTGGTGATGGACTTGCGTCATGCGCCCGTGCACGAATACCTCTTCACGATCAACGATGAAATCCGTACGCTTACGACAGGTGAACAAACCGAACCCGGTATCTCGCGCGTAGCTCGAACCGAACCGGAAGACTGGTTCTTCTCGCGATTGTTACATGAGCTTGGGGTCAGTTACGGAGCAACGCGTGCCGTAGACGTAAAGCACTGCGGAGTGTTCGATTTCGATAGTCGTATTGCGTGGGGACATGAACACGACCCCTCACTTTTCCCGGTGTCGGACGACAATAAGGAGTCTGAAAATGCTGTTATTGCTACAGGCTCCGTTTGAGAAAATGGACCTCAGCCAATTCGGGTACGTCGGCCTTCTGGTCGGTGCCGCTTGCTTTGCTTGGCTCGTGTGGTTGAAATACGACAACGGTAGTAGCAAGAAAACTAAGCTCGACGATGTGCATGATGCGTGCATCGAGATTAAGGCCGACGTCAGCAACATCAAGGGGCGAGTCGAGCGAATCGAAGAGAAGATCTTTAGCTAGGAGTCTGATATGGCCAGTACAGTCAGTGGTGACCAAAAGGTTACGGGCGTGTTGCAAGTCGGAAACGAAGCAAATCCTCCAGCCATTTCGGGTGGAACGGGCGCGATGAGTACAACGAACAGACAGAACTCGTCTATTCATTTGCGATCTGATGTCGATACGCTACCAGAGGTTCTACACAACAGTGCTACCGAAAAGTTTGGATTCGGCCAAAACGCTATGGAGGCCCGATTGGATGATTTGGTGGAGAATTCTGCCAACACTTATATTACCTATGCTGTGCGCAAGATGAAGATCACTGGTGTCACGCGCAGGTATACCGACGCACCGGAGTCGGCTGGTGGCACTGTCGTAGTCGGAATTACCGGTGATGGAAACGCGCTGTTGGCAAGTGGAAGCGAAACCGAAACAGGGCTTACCGATGACACCCTGACCGCCCACACTTTGACGAGCACTAGCGCAGACCTGTTGCTGGACAAGGGTGACAAAATAGTCATCACGATCACAAGCAACAACGCGGACATGACCGGTGGCACAGGTCCTATGTACTACCTGGAATACGAAGACAATTGAGATAGGCGGAGCGCATTATGTTCTTCGACAGGGGATTTGCCACTGTGGCCGAAGTCAAAAGCCGCATGGGAATTGTTGATTCGACCGATGACGCTATAATCACAGAAATCGTTCGCTCGACCGCAGGAACCATTGAAAACCTTGCTGGACGCCCGCTGCTCCGCCGCCACGCTCTTGTCGAAACTCTTTCTGGAGGTGAACGAACCATCCGGCTTCGTTCTTCTCCGATCGTACAGGTGCACATCGTTCGCGAGTCTGCAACCAGAGACTTCGATGACTCCGACAATTACACCGAACTGGTCGAGGGAACTGGCTACATATTGGAAGCGGGCGCAGGCGGGCGCCCAGGGTCAGATGGTGTTCTTCGTCGGCTCGGCCGTAATTGGCTAGGCAACGAACAGGATAATGCTGGCCAAATCCAGGTGACGTACACCGGCGGATACAAGACAGATGATGAGATTGCGCTAGAAGATTCCACCCTTACCCTGAATTCGGTTACTGATACGTTGGACTACAACATTGTACATGACGAAGGCATTGATTATCAGTTGACTGGGTTGACGGACACAACGATTCTTGCATCTAGAACCGTTTTTGACACCATTCTTCGAGCGTTTTTACGTTTTACGCTTCAAGATGTGTTTATGCCCACTTGGAATATTTCTACGTTCGAAGTTTCTCTTTTTGCTACAGCGGCGTCGGGGACCAACTTGAGAGTTTACGTTTTGTCGGTGGATGCCGCGAGAAACAGCGCGACGAATCTTGTGAATCTTTGGGCTGATATGAATACTGCTGGTTCAGCGTTACAGCTTGGTGCGACCACGAGCGTAGATCCCGGGCCGGTAGAATACACGTTTGCGCTGAGTAATACGACCGGATTGGTTGCCATGGAAACGTTGATTTTGGCTGCCGTCAATACTGGTCAGCTTAGTGTTGGTGTTCGATTGAACGACGAAGAGACGCAGTCCAGTGTTATCATTACGTCGTCCGAAGGAACATCGGGGCAAACTCCCAAGCTAACCATTTTGCATCATCGCCTTTTGGATGATCCGCATACTGTTCCTGGTGATCTTCGGCACGCCAATGTGTTGCAGGCGTCTTACGAGTTTCAACAACGAAGAACTGTTGGTGTTAGATTTTCTTCTCAGCGTGGGGTTGCTGTTGCTTCGGGTGCAGCCGTCAGCAAGAATCCTACTGAAATCTTGCCTGAAGTTGAAGTTATTGCCAAGCGCTATCGTCGCCTGTTTTGAGGATTGAATTGTTATGGCTGATGGATTTCTGGGTACTATTACGGGCGTCTTCAGCTTGTTGTTCAGTCATATGAAGGAGTTGGTTGGTTCTTCCGGCGCCGATAGCAATGTTAAAATTCGTGAGGTTGTCGAGGGCGAGAATCTTCTTGGATCTCATCAAACGGCTTATGTCGCCTTGCAGTTGTTGGGTGCTACTGCGTCGGGGCGAGCGGACACGGCTAAGCAATGGAGTGTGCAAGTAAAGATCAGCATTGTCACTGAGGTTCGCACTGCCGATGGCGCTACTGTCGAGATTCTTTCAAAAATGGCGCAGGTGGACGATAATATAGATGCGTTCACCAAGACCAAGGGGATGGCTGGGCTGGAAAACGGAGAGTGGTCGATTACGTTTGGTACAGATGCCTCGCATGGAAACATTGTGGTCGCCGATTCTATTCGCAACTTCACTGTTATGGTCGCACGTGGTGGAAACTGATGATCGTTCGTACCACTCGTGGCGCCTACTACATTCTTGAAAACACAAACAAGCGTGTAGATGTTCCCGGAATCATCTTTGTTCGTTGGAAGATTTTCAGGACCATTAGTTTTTCAGGTAACGACATCGTTCCTATTCCTGGAGTTCATCGCGTTTCGGGCGAAATTGGACTTACTGAGCTGGCTTCTTCTCTTGAGCTTTTTGATCTTACTCCGTGGGGTCCCCTTGAGATTCCCGGTACTCCTGGCGACCTGCCTGACTACGACATGTTTTTTCGTTTCACTGAAGGCTCTACTCCCAAAATTATTCAGTTTGTCAATGTTATAACCGGTACTGATGGCACCGCTTTCCCGAGTGGTGGTTTGTCAACTTATGAGTCGCTTGTCGATGATGGTAGTGTTCAGGTACAGGTAATTCCGTTTCTGTTGCGGTTGGATGGGGCCCTTCCGATTGGTGACAATGTTCGTATTTTCAATGACCCGGATGCATAGTTATGGCGATTGAACAATCCACGTCTCAATTTTTCGAAGAAGGCAGTGGTGACATGTCCGTTTTGTTTTCTCCACCCGAGGGTAGCGCCGCCTTTAAGCTGGTGTACATTCGTGTACATTTCCGATTGTTGCAGGGCTCGAACACCAATGCTGATTTGCAGGTTTCGCTAGACTCCGTAGAGGGAGAAGAGTTCGACGTCGATCTTTATAAGGCTAACGATCGCGGTGTTGGCTCTGACATGAACATGGTTATCCCCGCGGATGAACGATCTGATCCGTCTCCGTGGTTTTTCCGTACGGGTGACAAGCTTCTGCTTGTCCGTGCTGGTACTGACGACGTTGCTTGGGGCGTAGAGGTTGGATATCAGATTTAATGCCGTTGTTGATCCAAGACAATCTTTCTCCGTTGGGGCTCGATGGCGCCCCACGGTTAATAGTCGACAATCTTGACCATTGGGCTCGCGCTGTTCGCATTCCTTACATTCCAACGACTCCCGGTGATTGGGCTTCTCTTCCCAAGAACGTGAGAGAGGCGCTAGATGAGGCGCGTGCGACGTTTGCGCTTTTTCTTCCTCTTGTTGGTGGCACTTTGACCGGTGCCCTTACGATTAACGCCGATTTTACCTTGATCTGTCTTCATCGTACTATTGATGCTGAAGCCGGTATCAATTTTCTTGACGCCGGGGGATTCCCTGATCGTTGGCGGATAGGGTTCAAGAATTCCGCTGGTGGTGATGCGTTTTTCTTGCGTGATCTTACTACTGGTGTAGAGATTTTTCGTGTCGATCACAATGTCGACGGTGCGATGATTATCCATAATGAGTTTGCGCTTCCAATTGCCGATGGAACGGATGGCCAATCGGTCAAGACCAATGGTGCGGACGTTACGGATTTCTACGACGATGTTCATGTTGGAACGTCTCCGCCCGCTGATCCTCCCAAGACGCGCGTGTGGATGAATACCGATGCCGCTCCGGGTGGTGAGGCTGTTTTGAAGATCACTACGGTTACCGGTGATGTTACGTTGACGAAGTCCAATCATGCTGTTAGGTGTGACACAACCCTGGTTGCTATTACAGTCAATCTACCAACGGCGACGGGCAACGAGGGTCGGAGATTCAAGATCAAGAATGTTGGAACCGGGGGAAACGATGTAACTGTCGATCCGTTTGGCTCCGAGTTGATCGAAGGCGCGTCCACCGTGACTTTGGTTGATTCGCCGGACAAGGAAGCTATAGAAATTTTGAGCAATAATACTAGTTGGGAAATCTGGTAATGACCTTTTTGGGGGCAAAAGATTTTGGGCTTGAGGCATCGCTTGGTCGTGCTACTGGCTACCTGACTTTGAATAAGTTCGGTTGCGCGCCTGATTGTGACGCCAACATAGATACAGACGTATGGGATGGCGCCGACGGCATTACGTCTACGAAGGTTTGGGTTGCGCCTACCCAGGCAAGAATGCATGATATTGCTTCATCCAGTGCCGACGATGACGGTGATCCGGTAGGGCCTGGAATACGAACCGTCGAGGTTTTTGGATTAATCGATTGGGACTCTCCAGAAGTCGGCGAGGTTGTAGTGCTCAATGGTACATCGAGCGTTCCGACTGCAAACTCTTATGTAATTATTCATCGGATGATCGGGCGCACCTTTGGCTCTCTTGGCGTTAGCGCAGGAACTATCACGGCAACTGCGCAAATAGATGCAACGATTACTGCCATGATTGCTGCCGGACAAGGTCAAACGATGATGGCAATTTATGGTGTTCCATCGACACAAGAATTTAGGATTCGGCATGTTACTGCTGCTGCCCTGAGGGTTGCTGGCGCCGTGTCCGTCAAAGTAGATTGGTTTCTTTTTGTCAAAGAGAACGCAGGACAACCTGATTCCGCATTCATCGCTAAAGAGGTTAGGTATTTTACCGACATCTCTCCATTGAATCATGAGTACATGGTTCCGAAGGGTTTTTCTGGTCCACTCATCGTGAAAATACAGGTTCAGACGGATACTATCAATGTTCGTGTTGCTGCTGGTTTCGATGCGTATTTGGTGGAAAAATAATGGTTCAAATGATAAGCGAAGAGCTGCGTGCGATTGAGCGCCGCGTAAGTGATGGAGGTGGTCCGTCGAAGGCTTCTCGAATGTCTGTTACGTGGGACAAGAGTCAGTCGGCAGTCGCCATTCAATCATGCGAAGACGAGTGGGATGCCATTGCGTCACGATTTCGTGATGCCATAGAGAGGGTGGCTCCTGGCGTATTCAGTGATGCGGCCAAAACCGCTATCATCACCGGGTTCCTTGAGACCAAAGTGACAAGGGGTGGCATCTGATGGCAACTAGATCAATCCCTATCCTTGGAAACGCTATTCCTGATTCTTCTGGAAAAGTTTACTGGCAACCGTACAGCATTTCAGATTCCGGCGCCGTCATTGATCCGCAGATTCTCGTTTTCACTAACTCCGGAACAAAAGACGGAGCCCGGTTGTCTTTCTTCGTGCCTGATAACTACGTTGGTAGCCCAGTGCTGATTCCCAAGTGGACTGCTGACGCAACTACTGGAACTTTGACTTGGGATTGGAGCCTGCTTTCCCTCGAAGATGGCGAAGATGTTGGTGGTGCTGCAACCAGAACGACGGAAACGGGAACTGAGACGAAGAGCGGTACAGCGTTTTTACTTCAATCGCACAGCATTACTCTTACTGCCGGTGATTATGAAGCTGGCGATCTTGTAAATGCAGAAATTTTCCGTGACAGTGTTACCGACACGATGGCTGCGGCCGCGCTCTTGTTTGGATTGAAGTTTCAATACTCCGACGTCTGATGGCACGAGAATGGATAGACAGTAACAGTGAGCGGTTGCGCGTCTTGGATGATTCGATCCTCGACGTATCTGCCCAAGACTTTTCTATGATGTGTTGGGTGTATCCGACCGGAACAACATCGGGCGACGTACAGCATATTTTGAGTAAGTGGCAATCCTATGTGTTTCGGCTCGCGAACACTACGGGTGGTGGCGGGTTCTTCGGATTTCTGTTTACCATATTTGACACTGCGACGCCTGTACATTTGCAGGTTGGTTCTGTGCCAACCTTAAACCAATGGTATCACGTTACATGCCGATTTGATGGAACTACACTGGACATGCAGGTTTGGGATCCTGTTGCACAGACGACGAATGATTACACCGCGAGCCATTCTGGGGGCATCGATAGTACTAGTACTGACCTGATTATCGGACAGTTTCAGGATGGCCAGGAATCGTTCCGGTTCAATGGCCGAATCGCAGAGGCCAAGATTTGGAATAACCAGAGACTTGGTGACGGTGGCCAAATTCTGTTGCATCGCTGGACCTCACATCTTGACAATGTGGGTCCAAACTTTTATCTGCCAATCCTGGGGGCCGACGACCCTGAGCCAGACTTCAGCGGTAACGGGAACAGCGCTACGCCCGGGGGGTTTGCCTTGCCTGCTGCTGCTGGCCATGCGCCAATTCCGTTGTTTACTCCTGATCCGAATGGACATGGACACCGTGCCAGTCGTACTGGTGTACTCAACGTTTGGGATCCTGACACGTCCTCATGGCTCGTTGACGGACTGGATGGGCAAGTTAACATCTACGGTGGCGCACAGAACCGATCGAAGCTGGACGGAGATATCAACGTACACGACAATTCTACAGGAGACTTCGTTCGTGCTGTGTGAATAACAAGAGAGGAATCCTATGAAGAGTCAATCCTGGAAGCGTGTTGTATCCTTCGTATGCGAAGAGCCCTTCGTTGTGGTGATGTTCGTATTGGCCTTGTTGGCATGGTTGCCAGGATGCCAGTTGTTCGATCCGGGCGGACAAGGCAAGAAGATCCTCGGCGCGAGTGACCAATGGACTCAGTTCGGATGGAACGAAGAGGAGGGAACCGTCACCTATGATTCTGAGGGCAACCAGGAGGCCGCCGTTCTGTTCGGCGTGGGCGACTTGCATTTTGATCAGTCCGGAAGGCTGGACCTGGAGTCGTCGTCGCTCCAGCGGATCGCGATGTACACTCCTACGTCTTCTGGCATACAGGGCATATCGGAAGACGCCTTTGGTGCTTCAAACCGGCAATCTGACAACATCATCAGGGGGCTGACGGCCATTGTTCCTCTGATTTCCATGATCCAGGGTACTCAGCAGCCGGCTGACGTTCCGCTAGACGAACAGCAGGGGGCCTTCCTCGCTTCTATGGATCAAATGCTCCAGGACTTCGGCCGAAGACTAGAGGCCCTTGAGCGGCTTCCTGTGGCTCCTCCTGGGGGCAATTCTTCGGTTCCACCCTGACCGTTGGCTGCTTCCGTCGCCGGGCGCCGGGCTTCGGCCCCCCCCCGCAACGGTGTTTCTTTACCGGCCCCGGGATCCTTCTCTCGGGGCCATTTATTTGCGCGAAAACATGTTGACACTGCCTTGAATCGTGTATACCCTGTTTCGTGTTGGGAGCTAGGAGCTGATTGAGTAACGCGAGCGGGTTTCTACCAACCCTCGTTGAGCCCGGATCGGTGGTGGGCGCAATGAGACGCCAACCCGGCCTTACTAGAAAGTGGCCGAAGATTTGTTTTGCCAGCGGTCCGGGCATTAGTGCGGAGTAGCGCAGTTGGCAGCGCGTCGGATTCATAATCCGAAGGTCGCAGGTTCAAGTCCTGTCTCCGTTAGTGTCGGTGATGCGTTAGGGATGGATAGAGCGCCTTTTGGTTTTGGTCATTATGACAAACGTGAGCAAGGTGGATGTTCCCCACCGTTGTTGGTATCGCTAGTAGCATCAGCTCCATCGGCCATCAGAAGGAATGAATGCAGTCTGTTGGCTGAAAAAACATGACGCCGGAAGCCCGACCGGCCACCGACACAACTATGAAGACGATTGCCGCATGAAGGTTATAACGAATCTCGAATTAGACGATGATCAACGATTGGCCATCGGCCGTGTTTTCGGCCATCCTTCAAAGCCTGCTACCAGGAAGGAGGTTCGCGAGTTTGTTGCTATCCGTTTTCACACAGACCTTTTTGTTCTCAAGCGTGCTAGTGATATTCTATCCAACGGCGCCGTGCGTCGTGATCAAGCGTTGCTTCCTGGGCTTGAACTTGTTGGCAAGGTGATAATCTGATGTCAAAGAAAAAAACCGCTACGTGGAACGACTCTCTCGACATGCTGGTAGTGGCCGGAAAGCAATCGACCGTTGAGTCCGTCGCCACAGTAATTGAAGAGACGATGGGTCGATTGAGCTTGAGCCTTTACAGGGTTGCTAAGGATCGGCCGTTCACAAGAGACTCGCTTGTCCGGTTGGTCCACGGAGAAGGCGTACGATCAAGGGGTGGTGTTCAGCTCAGCACGTTTCTTCAAATCCTCGAGGCGCTAGGCCTTGACATTGAGATTGTGACTCGGCCCGCATCTGGTAAGTCTGAATCTAAGCCTCGGCCATTCGATCGGTTCGGTAACAAGGCCCGTAGAAAGTAGGTGCCGCTATGACACACGAAGAGCAGTGCATGAAAGCAGACCAACGGCAGGATGATGCACTAGAAGCCGTTCGTGGTGATGTTCCTGATAATGGTGATAGTTGGACGATTGGTCAACACTCTAACCAGATCTCTATTCTTCAGTCTGAAATGAGGTGTGTACAACAGAAACTAGATCAACTTACTGGGTGTCCGGGCTCCAAGCCTTGTGCTCAGTGCGGAATGTATCCCTTCTCTTAAATGTGTTCTATCGATAGTACGCGGATCCGGACTGGAAATGGCGATATGACCTATGATGAAGAACGGCTTGTCGATGATTTGCTAAATTCTGATCACGGAATGTCTTGTCGAGAGGTGGAATTCCTAGACAGTCTTGATCAGAACTACAGAGGCAAGACGTTGTCACCACGTCAATCTGATTGGTTGCAGAACATCGGTCAACGAGTGTTGTCTTAGTAGGGCCGCCGTACTGCACCACATCATTGACGCTACGATCACAGCAAGCACCATTCCCAGCAGTGCGATCCCCACGCGAACAGAATAATGCTGGAACGCTTCGTGTCGCCATCCCTCGTCAATACACTCTCTTAATAGATTTTTCTGCGATCGCGATTCGTTAGGGGTTTGTTTGGGCGCACTGCAGTAGGAGCAATCTGTAGTCTTTACCATCCGTAGCTTTCCGATGCCGTGCCACCCTCGCTGATCACATCGATGTCCAGGTTCGGCTTCAGGCTTATCCCGAAAAATCTGACATTCCCCGCGTTCTCCGAGCCCGTCTGCCTTCGTTGTACTGCGCTGCGGAACATCACCACGTCTCGGGCAAATGCGTGCATCGGCTTGGGCTTAATCAGCCCGCAGGCCTTGCACCACTTTTTGTATGCTGTCCACAGTTCTCTTGTGGTGGCCTCTCCTTCTCCGTCAGTGCATTCTTCTAGGAAAGTGAGTATCGGGAAGCACTGCATCCGATAGTCCCTCACACCCTTCGCACAGATGCCTGAAGCACTGAATCGTTTCTGACTGCACAACCTGACCATCCCGCCAATGGCCCACAGCAGGATGCCGGGCATTTCTTTTTGCAGCTTGGCGAATAGATGCACGTCAACCTTGTCCAGTGGAACGATGTAGTTGAACGGCAGCAAGATCATCCTGCGCCACATCCCCAGCGACGTGTCTCCAAACCTCGGCAGTAGGTTGGCGGCGAAAAACAGCTTTGCCCTCGGCCGGATTTGGACTGCGTCTTTGTACTTTCTGTCACTGATGATCGGCTCACCGGAAACGATTGATTTCAGCATGCCTTCCTGGGTTCTCTGAATCTCACTCATGTCCGCGCATAGATTTGCAAACTTAGATTGAAGTCGCGCTACAAGATACCGATCACCAAGCTGTTCAGGTGTCAATGAATCAACATTGTCCGGTCCCAACATGTGTCGCAAGACATTCAGCAGGGTTGATTTTCCATTGCGGCCGACACCCGACAGAACGAAGAACTTTTCAAGGAACGTGCTGGGCATCAGGCAATAGCCGAACGCCTCTTGAATGATGTCGATTCTCTGTGCATCACCCTCCATGATCTGATTCAGGAATCTATGCCAACTCGGACACTGTGCATCTCTGTCCGTGGTCGGGTATCCAAACGGTAAGGCGTTCAACGTCAACCACTCGGCCGTGTGCGTCAACAGGCATTCGTCCGGTGGCCGATCCTCGACTACCAAATCCAAGTCCAGTATTCCGTTCTTCAGCGTCACGTAGTTTCTTCGCCGCGGATCGCCCGTTGTACATCCCTCTTCCTGGTTAACCCTCGACATGAACGGGATTTCGATTTCGGATGTGACGGTTACTCGTGCGCACAATGCGCGATACACTTCGTTGACCTGTCGTTGGCTCAGCTTTTCTGTCATATCTCCCAACCAGCGCGTGATTCCCATCCTGATCTCGTCATCGCTGACCTCGACATAGCATCGCTTGGTGGGTCGATACGTGTAGAACACTTCTCCCTGTCTTCGGATGTGAACCTGTCCAGTACACTCATCTGTATAGAGTTCTTCGATCAACAGTTGCGCCAAGGTCCACGGGTTGCTGTCGTCGGTTCTTTCCGTAATGTCTGATCTCTTGCGCCGGCCCGCGCGAGACTTCTTGCTGTCACCGAACTTGTCCCTGACCTCTTGCCATCCCTTCTCTGTGCAAGAATTGTGGAAACACTTGTAGAATATCGCTCCGGTTTCCCCCCGTCCTAATGCTGCCGAAGTTCCGGTGTGTGATGAATCGAACACGCAATGGTCGAGTATGTATTTCGCGCCTTTCGATCCGATCGGTTCAATCCTGACAACTGTGATCCCGTACTTCTTGATAAACGCATCCAGGTCGAACAGCTTCTTATCGGGATCTTCATGGTTCCTTGTTCTTTTGGAATTCGGCAATGCGGCGGCGGCAGCAGAGCGTCCAGAGACAAGCTTTGCGATAGTTTCCAATGGTGTTGCTCTCATGGAATCGAAGGTCGGCGGATCACCTTCAAACACCAGTTCTGATTGCCGGTGTGGTCGCTCTCCCTCCAGGTCCAACCCCTTTCTTGCCGTAGTTCCGTACAGCCTGAAGATCCTCGCAGCGTTGAAGTTGCCGGTGTCTATCCCCACTTGATCGTTGGTGAATTGATTGCTGACGGCTGCCATTGCCTTGCTGAATAGTAGCTTGTATCGATCTTCGTTAGGCATCAGCACCCTGTACAGCAGATGAACACCATTGCCGCTGTTGGCTCTAAGCGCGTCGTTGAAACCATGTTCTTCCTTCAGCCAGCGTTGCACTTCGTCGGCCATTTCTTGCGCCAATCGCAACTCGTTGTCGGTGCTAGAGACTCCTGATGGTCTGGTTGGATCGATGTCAACTGGAAACCAGTGTCTAGTCAGGATGTCTTTGTCCGACGTCGTGACCTTGGTTCGTTCTTGGATTTGGTTATTGCTTCTTGCGATGCATCCCGCGTGAACTTCGCCCAATGTTGTGTAGATTCCAAGAGGATTCTTGGCATCGTATCTAACTGCGCACTCCGTCAATTTGTCGAAGTCGTTGAACCACCCTGAAGCGTTAGCTCCGTCCTTATGGTTGATTCCAAGCACGCGCAGCTCGACCACCTGTCCTGGAGAAAAGAGCGCGTCACAAGCCTGTCTTATTTTTTGCGATTTAGTGGTATCGAGTCCTGGTGCCATCGTTCTAGTATCCTAAAGCAAATCCGCTCTGCATTCGCCCGCCCAGGGCACATTACAATGTGGATTCCATATCTTTGCGACCATGCAATGAGCGATGCGATTACCGACTTGGGACTCATTTGTGTTGGGTGTTTCAGGTGTACGTTGGGCTCTGCTATCTGTGACATTTGCGCTTCGATCAGGATTGCTGCGTACCCGTACACCTTCATTCGTTCGAGTTCTCTAACAAATCTGTCACGACCATGCCCGATGGTTCCGTACAAATCTGCCAACGTCTTGCGTTCTATCAGTGCGCATTCTTCTTTCTTGAACGATCGTGCGTGGACAACCGTTTCGTCTTGAGCCAAAAGGCTGCGCTCTCCATTATCGACCCATGATCCCCCGATCGTTAAGTAGTCTCCTTCTGGTATTCCCGTTTCCATAATTACTAGGTCACCGCTTTCCGGAAACAGCCCTTTGAACTTGTACGGTTTTTGTTCTCTTGAATCTACTGCGATTATCATTCGTTCATTGCCCTAACAATTTTGGCCTGTAGGAGTAAGGCGCATTTCTTTACGTCATTGCACCGTTGCTCCTCGATCCACGCGATGTGTTCGCCGATTCTTCTTGCTACAAAATCCCAATTGAAACTTTGCGACTTGTGTCGATCGCAAATTATTCTTGGTGCATCATGGATGTCTTGTAATGCGCTTCTCAATTCGTTCGGCAGCATTTCTACCGGTTGCATGATTTCGTTTTCCGCTCCGACGACTATAGGTGTTATCATTGCAGTTTCACCTTGGACGCTAGTGTCGTCTGCCTCGCCTGCATTCCGACTTTTGAAATGATCGGTCGCATTACGCCGAGGTCACCAACCGTTATCAGTGCTTGCTTCGCTCGGCTCATTGCCGTGTACAACCATTCGCGGTTTACCATCGGCATGCGCGAGTACGATTTGTGCAGTGGAAGGACTACGATCGGCACTTCGCTTCCTTGCATCTTGTGGCCGGTCATTGCGTATGCCATTTTCAGCTTGTGGTCGCCCTTTTTGATTTCTACTTTTCGATCCGGGTATCTGAATTCTACGATGACGTGCTTGTCGTCGATGTCGTGAACGATTCCGACGTCACCGTTTACTATTCTTACGTCTTCTTTTGCCGTTGCTCCCGTTTCTCTCCGAGTGATACCTCGCACCGCGACTGCGCCACGGGCGCTTTTCGCGGTGCCATTTCTTAGTCGGACTACCTTGTCTCCGTGTGCGAACGGGATTCGAGGGAATGGTGGTGGTGTTGGGTTGATGATTTGCTTCGCTAGCTTGTTCAGTTGTTGGCACGATAGTTCTCCCTTCTCGTTTGTTGGGCTGATCAGTTGTACGTTCCATAATGTGTCGATGCCCATTCCCGGCAGCTTGTCTCGCAGCAGTGCTTCTATCACCTGCTTGGTTTGTGCCGTGCTTTCCGTTTCGATGTGTCGCCAGTTTTGTCCAGCGTCGGCATCTAGTTTTTCGGCCGGTTGCACGATTTTTCCTGCCTTGATCGCGTGGCATGCTTTCACGATCAGCCCCGCGTTGCGTTGTATTTTTGACAGTTCGTGGCATGGCACTTTGGCCGCAATCAGGTCTCGGAGTACGGCGCCCGGGCCTATAGACGGTAGCTGGTAGTGATCCCCTACGATGATTAGTTTCGTCGTCGGGCTTATGGCCTTCAGTAGACTTCTTGCGAGCCTAACGTCAACCATGCTGAATTCGTCGGCAATTATCACGTCCGCGGGGATGGGGTCGTGTTCATCTCGATCAAAGCAGAAGTTCCCGTCTTCATCGATGGTTGGGCCGAGTGCCGAATGGATCGTTGTGGCTGTTGTCGGGCACGTATCTTGGAGTGCTAGTTCCATCTGCTTTGCTGCTTTTCCGGTTGGTGCCACCAGCACTGTTGAGGCGTTCGTGTCTCTAAGCGCCTTCACAATTCTTGCTAGCGTATATGTTTTCCCGGTTCCCGGTGCTCCTGTCAGGATGAAGACGTTGCTGTTTTGGATTCCGTGGAATGCTGCTCGTTGTTCGTTGTTCAGTGTCGTGTCTGTCGTTTCTATTCTTGTCGGTGGCATTTCCTCCGACAGCATGGTTGATATTTTCCCTGCAACGTACTCTTCGGCGGCAACCAAGTCTTCTAGGCTCATGTCGCTTGCCATGTCGCTTGTTCTGATGTGTCCGTTTTTTTCGGCCGTTGCTATGGAGTCTGTTCGCAGCCCGCCCGTGAGGATGTTTGCTTTCAACACTGCTTGGTTGGTGGTTATTACCGTGTGTCCATCGTTCTGTGCTGCCTCTTGTAGTACGTGAACTATTGCGGATTTGTGTCGATTTTGATCGTCCTCCGCGCCTTTCATTCTTCGGTGTATGGCGTCCGCCATTATGAACCCAACGCCCGGGAGGCTGGTTAGAATGAATGGGTTGTCTTTTATTTTTAACGCTGCATCCGATCCCCATGTGGAGATAGCTTTTCGTGTTATTGAAGGCGGTAGCACTCCACCGATCATCGTGTTGATCTCGATCATCGCTTGCTCTGACTTTTCATTTTCTACAAGCGTTGACTGCATCTCTTTCGCTCGTGTGAGCGTTATTCCTGGTATGGTTTCTGCGACGTGCTCGGGATCGGTTTTGATTGTGGTCAGCGTGTGGTTTCCGAATGCCTTTACCAGCTTTGCGGCTATATCCGGACCTACCCATCGCGCAACGTCGATCAGGTATCTGAGAATGGAGTCTTCATCGTTGGGTAGGATTGTTCTGTGCGTCGAGAATTTGATTTGCCATTGGTGCCATTTGGTATCGTATTCCAGTTTCCCGGTTACTTCGTACTCTTGGCCAGCCGATGCGTTCGGCATTGCTCCAAGGATTGATACGTGGGTTACGGGTTTTCCTGCTTCTGATTTCAGTGGATACGTTGCTTGGATGTGCGCCTTTGCGATGATCCGTCCGTTCTCGTTGAATACGATTCGGTCCAGTATCAGTCGCGTTGTTACTTCGTTTTGTGCTGTGTCGAACAGCGTCGTGTTCATTCGGGCGTCCTTTCTGCGCGTGCCTGTTGGGTGGGCGACTGGCATGCTGTTCGTGTCGCCCACCCGTTTCGTCTCTAGGCCGGTTACAGGTCAAAGGGCTTAGGTTTGCCCTCGGCCGCCGTTGGCGTTGCGTCCGGTCCTTTCGTTGCTTCGTCCACCGGGCTGTATCCAAACAATGCGACTCCTGTCTGCACGACGCCTCGGTACTTCTTGGGTTGGTTGTCGGAGTCTGTTTCTTCTTGAATTGTGACGTTTGCTGATCTTCCTATGAGGTCGGTTAGCTTGAAGCCTACCGGCACTAGCGAGTCTTTTGTTACGTTGAAGCCGAACCCCTTCAGGAGATTTGCCCATCGATTTGCAAGCAGGCCCATTTCCCTCCCTTCGGTTGGCATTGGCAAAAAGTCGATGCACTCTCTGCCTTCGTTGCTGCCGGGTGATGTGACAACGAGCGTTGGGCGTAGTTGCGTAAGTGCATACGACTCCCCTTTCCACTTGAACGTGTGGTCCGGGTGCATGGTGAACGTCGTGATTGTCATCGTGTGTTCACCGGCGTCTGGTCTCTTTGGTGCTGATGTGTTTGGATCAAATCCTTCCGGGGGTGCTGTTGCTCCAAAGTTATAATCACCTGAGTCTTGTGGTCCGAATCCTTCTTCTGGCATTGTTGCTCTCCTTTTCAGATTCCCATTCCCTGCAATAGTCTATCCAACTCGCCTCGAGTTAAACACCATGATGTTGGGTATCCTAGTATGCTGATTCCCAACTGCTCACCGTGTCGTATTACCATGTCTTCGATTATCCCCCCGATTGATCTGGCGCCACCGTGGGGTGCGGTGGTCCACTTGGGGGGCTTTATTTTCCCGTGTCTGCACCGTCTGGTTTTGCGTTCTCTTCCGTAATCCCCAGCTTGCCTCGTCTAAAAGGAGTCGTGTTCTCGAACAGCTTACTCCAGATTTCGTGAACCTGATCTAGTGACAGTTGGTGCTCATGGTCCACTTGGCGCTTGGCCAGCACCGACGCCCATTGTGCTGCACCGTACCCCGCGTCCTCTCTCATCAGCGTGATTTGCTTGAGCCGTCTCAGCCAGATTGCGCATCGTTCGGCGTCTACCAAGGTCAGGTCTGCCAATTTCTTCGCGCCGTTGAAGTGGTTTGCTAATGATTCCCTCCATTGGTCAGCCGTAAGGCCAACTTCTTTGACTGCCCTTTTCATTCCGCCTGGTGATGTGTCGTGTGGCTGATAGTTCGATTCACCTGCGGTGGCGGCAGCGGGCGGCACGTCCGATGTGGCTGGTTTCTGTGCAGCTTTTGGCAGTGCTGGTGGTTCCTGCGTAGGCTTGGCCTTGCCTTGTGGTGGTTGTTCCTTTTCCACCGTTTCGTCCTCGGCTTTTTTTCGCCACGGTGGAGTCTCTGCCGTGGTTGGTTCTAACCTTTCAAGGACTCGGCCTTCCTCGTCTGTTTCTGCCCCCAAGTCGTCTGCCGTGTATCCAACTCCCTCGAAGACTTCTTGGAAGTGTGTCGCGCACGCGATTGACAATGCCTTGCTCAATAGCATCGCCTTTGGCCAGTGTTTCCAGTTGTCTTTCTCCGATATCTTCGCCGTTCGGGCGTCGTCCATCGTGAAGGTAATTTGTTCTTGGCGGTCATCAGGCCAGCACGCTTTCGAGACCGCTACAGTCGCACTCTCTGCCGTAGTTTCTACAACTTCGATCTTGCCGATTTTCCGCTTGCGTATTATTGCAACCTTCATTCGTGCGCTTAGCGTTTCTCTTCCGTTTATGCTGTCCAGTTCGTTGAGCGATGTCATTGGTGGCAGTCCAAGCTCGACGCCTGTCAACATTTTGCGGAATACGCCCGCTGCATTTCTGCACCCTTTTGGCAGTGCCGATCCGCTCTCTGCTACTGCGTTTGCTATTCTCATTAGCCGGTCGATCATCGAGTTGGATGGCACTAGTGTAGATTCTGCTTCCGTTGCTTCTGTGGCCTCCGTTGGTATTGTGTCTTCGTTCGTTTCCATTTTTGATCAGTTCCTTTCTGGTTTCTATGCGGTGCCGAGGATTGTCACGCATTTGTTGGCAAGCAGGTATGTTGCAAGCGTTGCCGCGTTCGTGTCGTCTACCAGCTCTTGTCTTCGTTCTGGTATTCCTATGGCCGTTGCGTTTTGTGACTTGTCGATGTCAACGAGTCCCGCGTGCGGGTCCGGGTTCAGCAGGGTTGCGGAGTAGAATCTCAGGTTGCGCGGTGTTGGTGTTGGTGCTTGGAACATGATCCCTCTACCGGTTCCCGGCTCTGATTCGGTCAGTGCCAACAGTGCGTCTACATGGTATGTTCGATCCATTACTCGTTCCGGCACCGGTAGTCCGAGTATCAGGGACCTGCGGTACAGGAATTTGAGATCGAACCCTGTACCGTTGAACGTCGCGAACCTTCTGTCTGTGTCGATCGTGCGTGTTATTGTTGCCCACAGGTCGATGATCAGTGCAAGTTCTCGCTTGTCCAGGTCTTCTTTGTGGTCTGCTGCATCTCCGTCCAGTCCGAACAGGTAATCGTCCGGGGTGTTGATCACGTCAACGTAGTGTTGTTCAGTGTCATCGTCGCTGTCTGGTTTTAACAGGTATCCAATTGCAACCACTCGCGAGAAGTGTGGGTCGAGTGCTGCTTTTCGTATCAAGGCTTCGTTGGCCTCGTCTTGTTTGATTGCCAGCTTCCCCGGGTCTTTGGTATTGCCGGGCTTGATCGTTGCTTCTGGTAGTGCTGCGTGCGGGTCTATCGCCGTTTCGATGTCGAACGCTAATCCAATTGGCTTCATGCGCATTGTCCTCCAGCTAGTCCTGCGGTTGACAGGAGTCTCACGAGTGCGTCGGGCGCTAGCTCGCATTGTTGTGGTACTGCCCCGTTCCACACGGAGTCGGTGTTACTTCCTCTGCATGCTTCTCTAGGATCGTCTCTGTCTGGATGATCCTTGAACTTTATTCGGCGGGCTGCGTGTTCGTCGATCGCCGTTGTGTCCATGAACTGTACGGGCACGTATCGTTGACAGTGTTGACACCATTCTACTCTGCGCCTCCATTCGCTGTACGGTTTTGTTAGCCGCACTATTGCTGCGATCCCTCGTTGCGTTGTTCCAAAAACTTCCGACAGGTGGATTGCGAACGCTACTATGTCGCACTCCCCCATGTTCGAGTCTCTGAATGTGACTGACTTGCGTTGGCTCATAGATCGAAACCGTCTTCATCTACTATCGTTTCGTCTTTCCGTTGTGTCATCACTTCTGTAGCAAGGTTTATGTCCTTCTGTGTTGGTGGGTTCTGTTGTCGTCCATCTCGCAATTCGACCAGCGTCGTGTCGTCGTCAGCCTCGCATCCGATCCTTGTTCCTGTCATCCAAAGTTGGTAGCCCCGCTCTTTCGCAAGCGTTCGCAGCATTGCTATCGCATTGCTGTCGAGCCCGTCCGCTTCATCTGCACATATTACGTTTAGCGGTGTCTTTTGAGACATTCCAACAAGGGCTGCTATCGTCAGCTTTTGCGATCCTGACGCTTGTGTTAGCGGTAGGTTGTCGTGCATAAGCTGAATACCATCTGACGACAGCCCGCGGACGGTTTCTCCGATGTCCGTTTCCGTGATAATCGTCTTCTGCCTGTCTTTGATTGCGTCCAGTTCTTCATCGATTTCTTCGGCCGTTGCTTTTGTTGCCGTCAGTTCTGTTGCCCATTCCCGCGCCTGTTTTTGTAGTCGTGCTGCCTCTCGTTTGTTCTCAATGTCTTCAAGCTGAGCCGTCAGTTCGTCTGCATTGACTCTTGGTGGGATTTGATTAGTTCTTTCGACGTGTACTTTCCCTTCGGATTTTAGTTGTGTTAGTCTGTCGTTCAGCTCGGCGATTTTTCGTATTGTTTCTCCGACGTCTGTTGCAGTTTGTGCTATCAGTCCTTCTAGCTTGTCGTGTTCTTGGTTCGTCTTTGTTGCTGCTGCGATTTGCGCAGTTATGTCAATGGTTTCCGGCTGCGTCAGTTCTTTGTTCGGTGACGGATCGGGAGTGTTTGAGATTCTGGTTTCGAGTGATTTCTTGGTTGCATCGTTCTCGTTTTTCGCGTCTAGCGCGTCTCTCTTTCTCTTCGCTAGTACGTTGAATTGGTCTCTCAGTCCTAGTGCCGAGATCAACATCTCAAGTTGTTCTGCGGGCTTCGCAGTGTGGAATTTTCTTATGTCCCAACATGCCTCTGCCGTCAGCGCATCTATTACTGACTGTGGCTTTTGGATTTTGCTGGTGCTTCCGTCCTTGTTTATCCATCTCACTTCGAAGTATCGACGGTCACCCTTGTGGCGCAGCGTCAGCTTGTATCTGTCTCGTAGGTCGTCTGCTAGTATTAGTTCGATCTCTGATTCTGTTGCACCGTTTCGTATTGGTGTGTCCGGATCGACGCGCTTCCCACCCAACCCCATTTGGATGCACCTCAGCAGTGTGGTTTTCCCCGCTGCGTTCGGTCCCTCGACTATCGTCAGCGTCCGTTGGTCTGGTATTACTACCGCTTCTACCAGCTTCATCGTGTCCACGACGTGCAGCCTTGATATTCGTAGTCCTGTTACGTCTCTGTATGATCTCTCTACCTCGGCCATTGTTTTATCCTTCCTGCGCTGTCCGCGTTTTCGGGTATTGTGCGGTTTCGTGTATACTGTGTCAAGCGTTAAAATCTCGCCCCCATTTGGACTATGTCGGTAATCGCCTCCCTCATGTTGAAGTTCCTATCCTTCAGAAGTCTGCATATGGTGCTGTCGCTGGCCTCAACGCCGTTTACCTGGGCTATGAGGTCTCGTATCAGTGTCGTGGCCTCGGCCGGGTCCGGTTGCCTGAGTGTGATCTTGATCCATCTGGATAACAGGGCGTCGGACTTGAAAGGCTTGTCTTCTGTTGTCGTGGCGATGATCGCCCTGTGATCCGGCAGTCGCTCCAGGAGCCCGAGCAGAAAGTTCTGCGCTGCCGATGACATGCTGTGTGCTTCATCGATGATGTACGTTTTCCATCTGCCGACTGGTGGCATGGTGCTCATGTTGGATTCTACTTCTCGCAGCGCTGCAAGGTCCGTCGTTCGTGAGTCTAGGAAGGTCGTACCCCAATCTTCGGAAGCGTTGAGTTGTCGAGCGCATGCGAGTGCCGCTGTCGTTTTTCCCCATCCTGATCTGCCTCGTATCAGGATTGCCAGTGGATCCGTGGTCTCGGGTGCAATCAGGTGCTTCAATGATGTTATCGCACCGTTCTGCCCGATGATCCTGTCAAGCGTTGTGGGTCTCACTCTCTCGTATAACATCGTTCGCTCCTAGCTGGTTGGAACTGGCAACGCGTATCCGTTTGGTAGCAGTATTTTTGCAGTGTGTCCTCGTGGGTCTCCTTGCAGTACTGCTGTCGTGCCTAGTTGTGATGCTGTTACTCGTATGTTTCGGTCGGTCGTTTCCACTTTTGCATCATGCTTGCGTTGTTCGTCTTCGTTCATCTCTAAGTTGCATTCGTTTTCTGCAAGTCTGCAACTCGTTGTACCTAGTGAGAGCAGTCGTCTTGCAAAACTTCGTCGGTACTCGTGTGTAAATTCAGCCGACACTTTGTCGATGAATTGTCGGCGGTCTGCTGGTGATATTCTCATTCGTCGATCCTTTCTCTGTTCAATGCCGTCAGTTGTTGACGATCGAATCGTCGTGCCGGGCGCTTGTTCGCCTGCTCACCCATCGCGTTGAATCGGTCTCGACCACTTCCTCTTCCTGCCTTGCTTGGTGCAAGGGTTGCGTTCGGTGCTTCGTGTCGTTTGTTCACGTGATTAACTACCTCCTTTTTCTTCGTGTGAAGCCAACCACGTCTTCAGTGTTTCCTTGAATCGTGGAAGTATTTTTGCTGATCCAACCCACGTCGATATTTCTTCTGCCGTTTCTCTGATCTCGCGTTCACTTCTGTCTGCAATGCTGTCTAGTAACAGCAGTAGTAGGCCATCTATGATTCCTTGTCGTATCTGTTCTGGTGTCCTTCGTTTCTGCCAACGATTCGTCATTCCTTTTTTCATTATGGATCTTCTCCTGGGTTGTCTCCTGGTCTCGTCTTCAACCACGTGTCGAAGCCGCGCTCGTTGTCAAGTTCGCGTTGTGACAGTCCCACTCTGCCGTTCGCCTTGTTGACTGCTCTGCCTTTCCACGTGTCTTGGAATTCGCTCAGCTCACCACCGGTGTTCACTACTATCCATCGGTTCACGTCTTCGTCCCAGCATCCTTGGAACACGCCCCGCGCGTAGTAGCTGGCGAGCTGTGACGGTGCTGCTAGATGGAAGTAGCTGTAGTAGGCTCCGTGGCTCCAGAATGCGAATTTACCGTAGGTTTGCTGGAATCCTTGGGCGCTGCTCATGGTGTCGGCGTACACCCGGACTGTCTCCAGCGAGATCGAACAGTCGCCGGCGTCGAGTGCCGCACGAACGGCGAACCCCGTGGTCTGGATCGCCTCTTCGTAGATGAAGCTGGTAAACGTGAGCGTCTGACCCATGAAGAACG